ACCATCTTATGATTATAAAGCTGATCTTAATAATGCTTGGACATTTTATAATCATGTTACACATGCTTTTAAGAAATCTCATCCAAGAACATGGATGAGTGATCAAGTTAAATTTCATGAATTTATGACTGCAGAACTATTAAGTCAGGCTGGTTTACATCAAATGGATAAAAACTGGATAGATGAAAATGGTAATGGACATATACCTAGTCCAGAAGCTGCAGGAGTTTGGAGTCAAGCTATTATGACAGGATCAGATTTTGAAGCTGATATGGAAGCTCAGGAGTATGATACTTTTGAAGAGTTTAAAATATGATAGAGATGAATAAGAAGAAAAAACTTAGAGAATGGGAAATACCTATGAATCTTTCTGATAATGAAAAGAAGTTGTATAGTATGACAACAAAGGACAGATTAGATAATACAGCTAAACCAAAAATATGATTGAAGAAGTGACAAGAAAAAGTCTGAAGATTAGACCATCAGGTAGATCTTCAGACTTTATATCTCCTAGCTTTGGATGGGGATGTCTATATAATTGTTCATATTGTTATATGAAAAGACACAAACCAAAAGGTTTATCAATAGCTAAAAATACTAGTCAGATTTTAACAGAAATAAATACACATGCTGTATTTGCAAAACATGAAGTAAAAAAACCAAATCAAACACATCCAGAATACCTTACTTATGACATAAGTTGTAATGAAGACTTTGCTCTTCATGCTAAATATCATAATTGGAGAGAAATATTTAATTTCTTTAAAAATCATGATGATATTTTAGGAACTTTTGCAACTAAATATGTTAACCCAAAATTACTTGAATATAATCCAAAAGGAAAAATAAGAATCAGATTTAGCATGATGCCTGAAAATAAACGTAAACTGCATGAACCAAATACATCTACAATAATGGAAAGGATTAAAGCAGTTGACAAGTTTAAAGAAGCAGGTTATGACGTACATTTAAATTTTAGTCCTATTATAGTATATAAAGGATGGTTAGATGACTATGAAGAGTTGTTCACATTAATTAATAATAATATTTCAAATAAAATTGGTATATTTGCTGAGTGTATCTTTTTAACACATAATAAAGATATGCATTTTAATAATATCATAGATGGAAGAATAAAAGAAGAAGAAGATCTTTGGAGACCAGAGATGCAAGAAGGAAAAACCTCCCAATATGGTGGAAAAAATGTAAGATATAAACATAAAATTAAAAAAGAGTTTATAGATGCATTTATAAGAGAACATGATAGCACAATACCTTGGAATAAGATTAGATACATATTTTAAAATGAATGAAAAAATAAAATGGTCAGGTTATACTTGGCGTACAAAAGAACCTTGGGGTAGAATACACCCAGATAAATCTTGGAATTACTATGATAAGTCTGCTGTTGAAGTAGATATGGATAATGTTTTGCATTTAAAAACACATTATAATCCTGCAACAATTAAACATAATGGTGTAAATTATAAATCTAATTATGGTGTGGGACTTATATCTTCTGAAGAAAAGTTTCATCTTGGATACTTTGAAATAGAAGCTAAACTTCCTACAGGATATGCATTATGGCCTGCATTTTGGATGTACGGATCACCATGGCCTCCTGAAATAGATATAGTTGAAGCTTATACAGGTAATAGACAAGATTATTTGCATTTTAATATATATAATCCATTAGCATACAACAAAGTTGAATCATGTATTCATCACGGTGTTGTAGCTGAAGGAACTAAAGATAGTATACCAGCACGTGCAGGTATGATATTTAAAGATCCTAGAAAACATTTTATTAGATATGCTTGTAATTGGCAAAAAGATAAAATTGAAATATATTATGATGGAAGACGTGTAAGAACCATTACAGATAAACAAATATTAAAAGAAATGGATCAACCTCAAATGGTTGTAATTAATAATCATTTAACATCAAAAGGTTTAGATAAAGTAGGTAAACAAAAATCAGATTTTCAAATAAAATACTTCAAATATGTCAAAAATTAAAGATTTTTTCATAAATTGCATTAAATTCCTGAGTGGAGTAATATTACTTGTACTCGTTATATTCTTTTGGGCAATAGCCCTATTTCTTACATCACTTATTGAAATCATCAATTGGATTGAATTAAAATTAACAAGAATGATGAAGAAATGTTTTGGTGATGAATTAACAAAACTTTAAAATTTTTTAAAATGACAGAAAAAACCATTATTAAGCTCAACAATGAGCCAAACATTCCAGAAAATGTTCTTTTGGAAAAAGGTGTTGATGAAAATATGATCAACACAGAAATGCCAAACCTTGAAAATTTGGAATTAGATGACAATTAAGGAGTTCAAAAAACTTCTTGAAGATACCTTTGAGAAAAGTAGAAAAACCTATGATCATAAAATGAACGAATATGCTACTGACCTAGATGTATTCCAATCATTCAGAGAGGGAGTAGGTTTTTCTTTTCAAAGTACACCAGAAGGTGTAGCATGGGAATATGCTTGTAAGCACTTTGAGTCAATCAAAAATATTATAAGTAAATGTCCCGAACAAGTTCCTACTGATGAGCTCTTAGATGAGAAAATAGGAGATGCCATAAATTATCTTATAATCATCAAGGCACTTGTTAAAGAAAGAGGTGATTAAAACCAAATACCTCCATATGTGTAAAAAGGGACTGTAATGGTCCCTTTTTATTTAACAAAATCTTAACATTCCTGTAACTTTTATTTCACATCTGTTTTGTATCTTATTTATATGAAGATAAATGTTACAAATATATGCTACGTATTGATGATGGTAATTGCTTTTAGTTTAGGAATGATATTATAATTATCTACCCTGACCTCTATAAGGCTTTTTATATCCAGTTTGAGATCTACTAGAGTTTTTACTATGAACTCCAGGTCTTTTCTTTTTACCGTTACTACCTCTAAAAACAAATGTATTTCTTACAGCCATTATAATAATTTTCTACCTGTAGCTCCACCTTGTCTAAGAAATTTACCAGGAGCAATTCCTCCTTTTTTCTTTACACCCATTCCTTTAGCCATTCCAATAGCACCTTCCATAGGAGATGAACCAGTTGGCTCTTCTACATTACCTATAGCAGATATTGCAGCATTACCAGCACCTACACCTGCAGCATTAGGATCAGCAGTAGGACCTCCTACAGCTCCAGCTGATTCAGCAGCAACAATAGCATTAGGATCTCCACCTTCTTGTAATTTATGAGGAGTATCTGATTTCCATTTTTTCATACCGCCTCTTCTACTTAAACTAAATATCATAATATTTTATTTTTTATTAATATGTACTATTTCCAGGTTTTTTAAACATTCCAGGAACACGTTGTCCACCATCAGTATATACAGGAATTTTTTTTCCAGGTTTTACACTACCACCTTTTCTTTTAGGTTTTGCATGAACTCTAGCAGATGCACCAGATTCTTTATCTCGTACCAAAGCTTTGGGGTTCATATAATATCTATCAAACATTGGATTCATAACTATTTCTTTTTAAATTTTTCAGCGGTCCTTCCACCAAAGTAAGCACCTATTACTGTTATTAATACTAATTGTAGAAGATCTGTCCATTTTTCTTCTACTTCAAACTTAACCATACCAGCATCAATAAAAATTAATAGCATGGTACATATTATTAAAAAAATAAGAACCATAGGTCTTACATTTTTACTTAACCAACTATCAGAATTCATATCTGCCGTCCAACGGTCAGTTATATTTTTTTCCATTTGAGCCTCATGACTCATGATGAGTTCTTTTAGTTTCCTCTTAGCCTCAAGTTTTTCCTCATCTGTTGTTACTAAATTATCTATCACACCACCTACTGATTCTACAAGCTGACTTCCTGCGCCTGAAAAAATCTTTTTTAGTAAATTCATATTTTATGTTTTAGTTTATAAAATCCCATTGCGCCCTACTGCGCCTCCACTTTTAAATTTTTCAACAGTTCTTTTACCATCTTTCCACGTTACTCTCTTTTTTAAATTTCCATATTTATCCATCTTATCTTTATACTTCTCACCCTTTCTCTTTACTTTTGTTTTTCTTGTTTTACCACGAGAATCTGTTACTGTAACATGTTTATCTTCAACAAAAGACATTGGTTTTTCTTCATTTCCAAATGTTTTTTTTCTTTTTCTAAATGGTCCTGCCGTCCCTCCTTCTTGAAGGAATCTATTTCCTCCTGCTGATTTATATAGCTCTTCAGCTCCTTCAGGTATTTGACCTGTTGACTGATATTGTTTATACATGTCTACAGCTTTCTTTTTTTGACCTTTTGAAGCACCTGCATATAAATCTGAAGCATATTTCTTATCTGAACTACTAACTCCATGTTTTGCAGCTTCTTTATTTATAATTGCTTGACCACCATATTGTTTAGGAGTCAAATTTTTCCAATCAGCTTTTGGA